GAACCACGGGCTTCAAACGACGCCATAAACTCCTGACGAAACGCATAAGAAGACATAGAACGCTTTGCAATATCAATTTCAGACGGGTCAAGAAGAGGATTATCATAAGAAGTAAAGTGCCATGCCTTGTATGTTTCATCATCACCTAGCTCCGCATATTTATACAGCTCATAAAAGTGGTTCCTTCCCATCGGCGTGCCAATGAACATCGCACAGCCCTTTTGGTCAGCCAAGGCGGGTCTCAGAATTTGCTCGAATACATCAGGCTTCATGTCTGCGTATTCGTCTAGGACTAAGAACTTAAGACTAACAACTCGCATCGTCTCTGGTCGGTCGGCACCTTTAAGGCTAATAGTGGCTCCGTTGACGAGTTTGATTTGCAGATTGTTGATATGACTGCCAGCAATAACAGGATGCCCAAGCTCCAAAAGGGTTTGCCACATGATGTCCCTGGCTTGTCCTTGTGTTGGAGCAACGTAAAATACGTGCCCCCTATCGGCCTGAAGAGCATTTACTATCAACATCCATGCGGCTAGTCGTGATTTCCCCGTTCGTCGTCCTGCCGCTACGATTTTAAAACGAGTGTCGTCTGCCCAGACTTCTTGCTGCCAAGGCAGTAGTTCAATATTAAGATCCATTAAAGTTAACTAGCGATGCTGGTTGTTCTACTAACTTAAATGTAATTGCTATTTCTACGTTTCCAGACGCTTGTGATGCTTGGGCTTTAACAATCTCTCCGTTGTTTAAAACAAAGATAGGCGCTTCTGATTGACCTCCTAGTATTTCTTTATTACCTGATCCAATACTAGTACCATCAAACATATACATCTGATCTACGTTAGAACTATTAGTCCATTTTAGATCAACACTATTAGTAGACCCACCGTGATTAGCTACAAAAACATAATTGATGTACACAACGTAGCCACTAGGAATAGTAAACAATGGTGTTAGCGTATTGTCAGAAAGCGTAACGTGTTTAGTATAGTACATTAGTATGTCCACATGACAGGAGTAGTACCACGGGTATCTACATGAATAAAGTCATCAGCAACACCAATACCTGTAAATCCTAGCTGTAAAGCAGAATGAACAAGTTTAAGGCGATCAGCGGCATTAGTTATTTTTATGTCAGCCGCGATCCCTTGGGCGTGTGTTCCGGGTACGTCCTTTTTTCTTTCTATGGGGTGCAACGTAGGATGTCTGTACCCGCTAGTTATTACAAAGGGAAAACCACAGTACGCCCTTAACTCATCAAGCTTCTCAAGGAACTCCATTTCCATGTTGTTGGTGCCAGAGACTTGACAATCAAATTCTTCTCTTTTGAAGTGCTTAAGACTCATCTTCTACTACTTCTCCTTCAATAATCTCTGGTGTTGACACTTCAGCAGCACCTACGCCACTAATGTTGATCTGTATGGCGTTTCTACCAGCATCTTTTACTACGTCTTTTTCAAAAACACCCACTGGTAGTATACGATCCATCACAAGTTTCCAAGCAGCAGCCTGATTCTTATGGTCATCGTCTAAAGCAGCATCAAAAATAGTCTCTAACACCTTACGAGACTTAGGGCTAGCTAACATTCTAGCCTTGTACTCATTAATTATCGCTGCGTCACCCTTTGGTCGCCCAACTACACCCTTGTTTCCGGGCTTTACAGCGGCTACTTCTGACTTCCGGGGTCTGCCACGACCTCTTTTTTTAATTTCTTCGGCCATAACACAAATTGTCCCTAATTACAACAATAGTATAACATAAGTTTACACGAAAGTCAAGCTATTTTTGTTGTAAATACGTAGTGTGTAGTTTCTTGAGTAAAAACAACAGGTTACACGGCTTTGATTATTGCTTATTTTTTCTAATTTTGACCTATTTTGTGCTTAAGTGGCTACAGCTATAGAAATCATAGGCCCTTCCCCTCCCCCCGGCCAAAGTTATCCACAGGTTTTGCACAAGTTATCCACAAGTTTTCCACCTGTGGACATCCTGTGGATAACTATAGCCGCGCACTGTGGATAAGTCTGTGGATAACTTTAGGCTGCCCAAGGGTTGTGGATAAAGTTATGCACAAGTTATCCACAGGTTTTCCACAGGCGCAACCAAAGTTATCCACAGGTTTATCCACATGGCTCTGGGAGGCCATAGAATCGCCGTCACGGGGTTTTATTACTAGGGTAGGCTCGGGTATCAACTTAAGTTTGTCCGCGTTTTGCAAAATAAGTTGCATTTTGCTATTGACAAATGTGTGGACTTATGTTGGTGCCCATAGTTGGCACGGTTTGTGCTACGAGAGCTTTCTATTACGCGCACACATGCGAGTATCACAAGCAAAAACAAAAGGCAAGAGAAAAATAGTGTAAATATTCACACAAAATAAATGTTGCACTGTGGCGTCACTGTGGCATTATGTACTCAAGCCGAGGCAATAAAGCTAAGGCACAATTAGCCCAAGGGAGGGCACTATCATGGAAAACGTAACAACATCAAAAATCCTAGGTCGATCTGTAATCCTTCGCAAGCGCAAGATCGTAGCCAAGCCGTTCAGCTATTCGGAAGGCCTATGCTTTCACAAGCTAACCGGCGGCCTGTACTCTCTGTACATTGAGAAGGGCGCACCAGAACGTGAGGTTGGATTCGGTAAGATTATCGATCGCTACTAGTTACTCACCAAGATTCGCGGAGCCTCGCCTAGTGCGGGGTTTTCGTGGTGTCAGATAATCAAAACGAGGGTTACATAATGGTCAAACTTTCAAAGGCCTCAAAAATGCCCGGGCGTTCATGGTCACTTCAGGCGCTGGACACTTGCCCCGGTTCAAAGAATCGAGACGGGTCACTAGTGGATGCCTGTAGTGGGTGCTATGCCACCACGGGAAACTATCGGTTTAAGAATGTCAGAGCACCACGGGAGCACAACCGGGCAGACTGGAAACGTGGCCAATGGGTCGACGACATGGTGTCGGAATTAGACAATGATCGATATTTTCGATGGTTTGACAGTGGCGATGTTTATGACATCCGACTAGCCCGTAAAATTCTGGAGGTGATGAAACGGACGCCATGGTGTAACCATTGGTTACCTACACGTATGCATAAGTTCACCAAGTTTAAGCCGTTGCTGGACGCCATGGCGGAATTACCAAACGTAGTAGTGCGATATTCGTCCGACAGTATTACCGGTGACACTGTAGAAGGCGCTCAAACGTCCACTATTGCGACGTTAGACAATGCCCCTGGTGGTGCCCTAGTTTGTGAGGCTTATTCCCGTGATGGCAAATGTGGGGCTTGTAGAGCGTGTTGGTCAAAAGAGGTGGCGGTAGTCTGTTACATTGGCCACGGTAAAAGCATGGTTAAAAAGCAAAATGACATCATTGCGAGGGTAGCATAGTGGAAAATCAGATATTGACAGACATTGTTATACTGTTATCATTCTTTGGCGTTTGGGTACTCTTTTGTGCCCTTACGGAAAGACTAGTAGACAAACGCAAACCAAAGGGAGCGACTAAACGATGACTACTACATTTTACATGTGCCAAATTACCGGCAAATACTTTGAAGCCGCATTGATTGCTGAGACTGCAGTGCGAGTAATGGACTACCCGGGCGAGCCGTCGTGGGGTCTGTACAAAACCTTTGATGGTCTGGCAGTGCTTTGTGATTGTGATGTAGAACACGCTATAGAGGGTTTAAACGATGATAATTAATATTTTAAATGATAGGGTGTCTGTTGATGCCCTAGGGTTACTACCAAATTTCTTTGATAGGGCTTTGTATATCGAAGGGCAACCCATACAGTCTGTAGCAGACAATATGGACGATATCTATTACTACGGTGGTTTTAGGCACCCTTTTGGGGGTTCTATCGATAGCGACGGTTTATACGTAGCAGATAATGATGAAGATGAATCATTAGAGCCTATTGCAAAGCTAGATAAAATGGGGTACACTCTGTATATCTACCCCTACGCAATAACTGGGTTAGTAGACAACAAAGGTAATCAAAAAATAGGGAGGTTTGACTAGTGAAAACCTATAGAGTAGAAATAAACGCTGTTTACCGGGAGGTTTACGAAGTAGAGGCAGACAGTGAGTCAGACATAGACGACGTTCTATATGACGGTGGCTATTACAATGTAGAGTCCGAGTGTATAGAATCAGACATAATCGAAATTAAACAACTGGAGGAAGTAAACAATGGCTAAAGAATCATGGGAACTCTGGCATGACGACATACAGCGTCAATATGAACTAGAGGACGCTTACGACGAACTAGATGAGGATGATCCAGACCTTGAGTGGAAACTAGAGCAGAACCAAATGGTGAACGCTGTTATCAACATTTTACGACAGGGGAAATAATATGACACTGGAAGACTTTGAGAAGGGTTACAGTGAAGGGCCGGAGGACGACTCTGGCCCTACTCAAGACCCCAGAGACCACGCAATGCTTGAGCACCTAGTAGAGTTTGAGACTGAGATGTACCGCCTAGATTGCTACAGAAGGCTCAGAGGATGCACTACCAGACAACTTGAGCGTATGATGATGAATATTCATGGGGAGAACTGGGAAGATGCGTTGTAGAGCCTGTAATCGAATACTAGAAGACTTTGAATTAACAAGGAAAGATCAACATGGTTACTTTATTGATATCTGCTCTATTTGTCTTACTGCTTCTAATGTTGAGGGAATAGAGTTTGACGAACAGTATATTGAAGATTACCCAAATGGGTCATTGACAACGGAGGAAAACTATGATACCCTCTTCTAAGGTATATACTAAAGTAATAACCAAAGAAGCAAATAAAGAAGTAAACAGTAGTAGTAAACTACTATGGTTAACTACTTTGGTATTACTTATGTTTATGGCCGGTTGTTCCGCACTGGAAGAACCCGAGGGTGTCTGTCTTGACTACAAAAGTTTCAGGACAGTAGTTGAGGAGTGTACGCCTTTGTACGGACAACTGATTTGTATTGACAAAGAAAAGACCCGAGTGGTCTGCACTAGGAGGGAAACAATTGACAGTGAATGAGAAGTCAATCTACTTAATAGACGGCGGTGACTACAGTATATACTGCTTAGGTTACACTGAGGCACGTACAGTCACCAATGAGATACTAAAGCGTGACCCTTGGGGTGGTATACCGTTTGTCCTGAGTCAGGGCTTTGAGTTGTCCTTTGACGACAAAGGGAACGTAGTGATGACCAAGAACACGCTTGAGAAGATACTCAAGCTAGCCAGTGATGACCTACCAAAGGCAACAGAGGACGACGACGAATGACATATCGGCAATTAATGGAGGTTTTACAGCGTATGCCTGAATGCTATCTAAAGCAACAGGTGACGTACCAATCGTTTGATGAGGGGGAGCAGATCACAATCAACGCAACACGGGTGTCCTTCTTCTCTTACGAGTACAAGGACGACGACCCAAGTATACCAAAGGAAGGCAAATTCGTGTTAGCCTTTGACTGAAAAGTGTGGTATAATATTAATATGTTCTGGCATTCGCTAGAGCTAAACCTAAGACGATAAACGGAGATTATTCCATGGCAGCAACAACAGTAGAAGGCGTAGTTAACTTCAGCAAACTAACCCAGCATGACGTGTTCAATGGGAAAGACACTGGAGACTACACCTTGACTATCACATTGTCGGAAGACGATGCAGCAGCATTGGCAGCTAGTGGTGTCAAGATTAGGGACTACAAAGGCAACAAACAACGCAAGTTCAAGTCTCGCTACGAGATTAAGCGTTTTGATGCCGACGGTAACCCTTATGACGGCGAGGTTCCTTACAACTCCCGTGTACGCTTGAAGTACAAGCTGGGACAGCCTCACCCAGTTCACGGGGTAGCTACCTACCTTGAGGCAGTAAAAGTACTAGAAGAAGCTGAGTTCAAAGGCGGCGATGCCTCGGACTTCTAAGTTCCTAAGACACGAGAGTTGTCCGGAGTGTGGTTCTTCGGACGCTCTCGCTATTTATGACGACGGTGGCGAGCATTGCTTCGGTGCCGGTTGTGACTATCACGTCAATGGTAATTCAGGTATGACTACAGAAACACAACTACCAAAAGCTACTGCCCTCTATATGGGTGGTGTAGTAGCGGCTATCCCCCAAAGGCGCATATCTCAGGACACCTGTGGGCGCTTTGGGGTCACCATTGAGTACTCAACCACAGGTGAAATACTAAAGCACTACTACCCCTACTACAACGTAAACACAGGGGACTTGAGTGCGGCCAAGGTGCGTGACGTGCAGACAAAGAATTTCTACTCCACGGGTAACCCAGAGGGTGTGGGATTCTTTGGACAGAAACAGTGCACCAACAATAAGTACCTAACGATTACCGAAGGGGAGCTAGATGCCCTGTCGGTATACGAGATGTTCGGTAAGCAGTACGACGTGGTGTCCCTACGTGCCGGTGCTAACAATGCGGCCAAGGAAATCAAGGCGCAGTTAGAGTGGCTAGAGACCTACGAAAACATCGTCCTGTGTTTTGACAATGACAAAGCTGGTGAAGCGGCATTGGACTCAGTCAAGGACTTATTCAGCCCTAACAAGCTGAAGATCTGTAGACTGCCAATGAAGGACGCCAGTGAAATGCTCATGGCTAACAAGGTTAAAGAGTTTGTACAAGCATGGTGGAACGCCAAGGTGTACAGACCCGACGGCATTGTAGCCGGTACAGATACTTGGGACAAACTGGTAGAAAAACGTAATGTGAAGTCCATCCCCTACCCTTGGGAAGGTCTTAATCACATCACAAGGGGGCACAGACCTTATGAGCTTGTCACAATCACCAGCGGTAGTGGAATGGGGAAGTCCCAGTTCATTCGTGAGATCGAATTTGATCTATTACAACGATGTGACGGAAATATTGGAGTCCTTGCTCTTGAGGAAGATCTGGCCAGAACGACGCTTGGTATCATGTCGGTGGCAGCAAACAGGCCGTTACACTTGGAAGAGGACACTCCTGTCGACCAACTGCGACCATATTGGGAAAGCACGTTGGGAACAGGACGTTACTACCTATTCGACCATTGGGGGTCAACTTCGGCTGACAACCTGCTTGCCCGTGTTCGTTACATGGCAAAAGCCCTTGATTGTCGGTACGTCATACTGGATCATTTGTCCATCGTCGTTAGTAGTCAAGAGACGGGAGGCGAACGAAAAGCTATCGACGAGATAATGACCAAGCTGAGGACGCTAGTGGCTGAGACAGGTATCTGCCTGTTCCTCGTGTCACACCTTAGACGCTCCCAAGGTAAAGCACACGAGGACGGTGCTCAGATATCCTTGGGTGAGCTAAGGGGTAGCCAAGCGATTGCTCAGTTGTCAGACATAGTTATAGGTATGGAACGGGATCAGCAACACGAGAACGAGGACATCAGGAACACTACTACGGTACGAGTACTGAAGAATCGTTACACAGGTGAAACTGGACCAGCTTGTTGGTTAGCCTATGACCGTACCACCGGTAGACTGGCTGAAGTAGCTAATCCACACATAGGAGACGACTTTTGATAAAATCATCATGGCAAGTAAGATCTTATGACCCTTGTGGTAGTGGTTTTTACTTTGTTCTATTTGAAGGGACAAAAGAAGATTGTAAAGTCTTTTTATTAGACCCAAATGAAGAACACGGTTTGAGTCTCTATGATCCAGACATTTCTATTGTAAAGGCAGCACAGGGTTGATCTACCTTGATCTTGAAGCCAACGGTCTGACTCCTGACACCATTTGGTGTGTTGTTACCCGGGAAAATGGTGTGTCACAGGTACATACCAACCGTAACACCCTCTGTGAGGCTCTAGAAGGCTCTGCGAGCGGTTGTGGGCACAATCTAATAGGGTACGGCCTCCCTGTGCTAAAACGTCTCTGGGGGCTTTCTGTGGCCTCTGACAGGGTAGTCGATACTTTGGTACTTTCTAGGCTGTACGACCCAAGTCGGCAGGGTGGACACTCGTTGAGGGCTTGGGGTGAGACATTGGGCTTTCCAAAGGGTGACCATAGTGACTGGTCGAAGCTGTCCACTGAGATGATTGACTACTGTATGCGGGACGTGGAGGTAACTGAAGCAGTACATAAGCAGTTAGTTAGGGACATGGCAGATTTCTCACCGGAGTCCATTGAGTTGGAACACAAGGTGCAGTTTGCAATTCAACAACAGGAACGCAATGGTTGGTTGTTAGACCAAGGTTTAGCCCATGAGTTGTGTGCAACATTTAAGGAGGGCATGAATGACATTGAGGCCGAATTACAGAAGACCTTCCCGCCAATTGTCGAAAAAAGGTTTTCTGAAAAGACAGGCAAAAGACTTAAAGACAAAGTTACAGTTTTCAATGTGGGTTCCAGACAACAAGTTGCAGAACGACTTGAAACTAAGGGTGCGAAGTGGCACCAGAAGACGCCAAGCGGAAAGCCTGTTGTCGATGAGAAGACGCTTAAGGAGAACAGTCACGTCTCTGAGGCGGGAAAAGTTTTGGAGTACCTTACTCTTCAAAAGCGATATGCGCAAGTACATTCTTGGTTAGAAGCAGTTGAAGAAGACGGTAGAGTCCATGGCCGTGTCATTAGTAATGGCGCTGTTACTGGACGTATGACACACCAGAGTCCCAACATGGCACAAGTACCGGCAAGCCACAGCCCATACGGGCACGAGTGTCGCTCCTGCTGGACTGTACCAGAGGGTAAGAAATTAGTAGGGTTTGACGCTAGTGGCCTTGAGCTACGTATGCTAGCCCATTACATGAACGACAAGGAGTTTACCGATGTCCTCCTCACTGACGACATTCATACAAGAAACCAAATGGCTGCAGGGCTTGAAACAAGACCTCAAGCAAAGACTTTCATCTATGCTTTCCTCTACGGAGCAGGAGATGCAAAAATTGGAAGTATCGTTGGAGGAAGCGCAACAGACGGCGCAAATCTTAAGCAACGATTTCTACGAAATACACCTGCTCTTGAAAGTCTACGAGAACGGGTTACTAGAGCATCTGGGCGTGGCTATCTCACAGGACTTGATGGACGAAGACTTAGAGTTAGATCTGAACATGCTGCACTAAACACACTACTACAGGCTGCTGGTGCTATCGTAATGAAGAAAGCATTGGTCATCTTGGACGACTACGCACAGCAGTGGAACCTTGACTACAAACTAATAGGGAATATACATGATGAAGTACAGTCGGAGGTGGCTGAACACCAAGCAGAAAAGTACGGTTGGCTTGCAGTCGAGTGCCTCAAGGCGGCAGGTATGGAGTTTAACCTTAGATGTCCCCTTGATGGAGAGTACAAAGTCGGAACAACATGGGCAGAGACACACTGATGGAACAGATCAGTTTTCTAGAGGATGACCATTACGACTTAGGGGACGGAGTAAAGCAGTGTAGTAAGTGTCAACACACATTACCACTGCAAGCATTCTCCCGACACTCAGGAGGCAACTACCTAAGACCAGAGTGTAAAAAGTGTAACAACGAGTTGAGCAAGGTACGCGAGAGACTGAAAGAACAGTACGGCTCTGCACCTGACAACTACACCTGTCCGATCTGCTTAGGCGACGAAGAAATAGTACAAGGAAGGGGCAACACAAAGAACGGCGCTTGGGTCTTAGACCACTGTCACGAAACAGAGGAGTTCAGAGGATGGCTTTGTCACAAATGTAACAGATCGTTAGGAGGTTTCGATGATGACATAACTATGTTACAAAGAGCAATCAAATATCTAGAGGAATCGGAATGAAAAACATATATACATTAGTTGACGACATCTACAACCTTGTAGAGACAAAAAAGGTGCCAGAAGATGTGGACATTGAGTCCTGCATTGACGGCTTTGGTGAAGCAGTGAAGGACTTAATGCGCAAAGAGTTTTGTAACAAAGGTGGTAGAGACTACCGGAAGTTACGAATGTCCAACATTGGCCGGGAAGACAGGTTCCTGTGGAATCACTACAACAACGTAGAGAAGCTCAAGGACATACAACCACATACATTAGTGAAGTTTCTCTATGGTCATCTCATTGAAGAGCTACTACTATTCTTAACAAGGGCATCAGGACATGAAGTTACAGCAGAACAAAAGCAGTGTGAAGTTAACGGCATTACAGGTTCTATGGACTGTAAAATTGATGGTGTTGTCACTGACGTTAAGAGCGTTTCAAGCTATGGGTTTAAGAAGTTTAAAGACGGAGATCTGGCTTTTGACGACCCATTTGGATACATTGCTCAAATTAAAGGTTATGCAGCGGCAGAGGGTCAAACCAAGTACGGCTGGCTAGCCATGGACAAACAGAACGGTCACCTTACTTATCTCATGTATGACGACGAGGACACACAGGCTCCTGTCCATGAAAAGATAGGGTTTGACATCGGTGATCGTATTGAACACGTCAAGGAAATGGTGAAGCAACCAGAGGCACCTGAACACTGTTACCAGCCAAAGCCTGACGGCAAGAGTGGCAACATGAAGTTGGACACTGGTTGTTCCTACTGCCCTTACAAGAAGAGCTGTTGGCCGGGCTTACGTGCCTTCCTGTACTCAACTGGCCCAAGGTTTTTAACGGAGGTGGCTAATGAGCCGAAGGTTCAAGAAATCGAAATTTCGTAGTACGTTCGAAGAAGACGTAGCGAAGATACTAAAGGGGTTTGACTATGAACCGTTCACTGTTCCATACACTATTGAGCGTAACTATCGTCCTGACTTTGTTCATCGGTCTTCTGGTGTTCTTGTTGAGTGCAAGGGATTCTTCCGAGAAGGAGACACAAAGAAGTACACCAGCGTACGAGACAGTCTGCCCGAAGACCAGCAACTCGTGTTTGTTCTGATGCAACCAAACAAGAAGATACGCAAGGGGGCTAAAATGACTATGTCTCAATGGTGTGACAAAGAAGGAATTTTATGGTATAATATAGATACACTACAGGAGTTGATTGATTATGTCACTAACACTAGAGGAAATTAAGGAGCGCCTCTTGAAAACCTATGACCCTGACGACCTTCTGGAGGCTTTGGAGATCACCTCAGAAGAACTACTAGACAGGTTTGAAGACAAGTTGATCAACAGGTTAGACATCTTTGAGGAAGAGCTAGAGGAGGAAGACGATGAGTATTGATGATGCAACTCCTGCTGAGTGGGATACTTTAGTTGAGTTGGGTAAACTGTCTGTACGAAAGACAGACAACGTAGACCCGGTGGAAAAACCAGATCATTATAACAAAGGAGCAATCGAAGCAATAGAAGCAATCAAGGCGTCCATGCCAGACCATGAGTTCAATGGATATCTGAAGGGCAACGCATTGAAATACTTGTGGCGCTACGACTACAAAGGAAAACCAGTGGAGGACTTACGTAAGTGTCGCTGGTACATTGAACGACTAATCAAGGAACTAACTTAATATGGACGCATACCAACAGTACATTCACAAGTCACGCTACGCTCGCTACCTACCAGAGGAACAGCGTCGGGAGACTTGGGAAGAAACAGTATACCGATACCTAAACTACTGGGTAGACCGAGTAGAGCTTGACGACTTCGAACAGTCAGAGATCTTCAAGGCTATCCATGACTTAGATGTCATGCCTTCAATGAGGGCTTTGATGACCGCAGGAGAAGCACTAGACCGTGACAACGTAGCTGGCTTCAACTGTAGCTATCTACCTATTGACCACCCTAAAGCCTTTGACGAGATGATGTACGTACTAATGTGCGGCACTGGTGTTGGCTTTAGTGTGGAACGTCAATACATTTCTAAACTACCAGAAGTAGCAGAGGACTTCCATGACACCGATACCGTTATACACGTCGCTGACTCAAAAATTGGATGGGCAAAAGCCTACAGAGAACTTATTGCAATGCTCTTTAGTGGTCAAGTTCCGAAGTGGGACACGTCTGGAGTACGACCTGCAGGGGCCGCACTTAAGACTTTCGGCGGTAGAGCGTCTGGTCCGGAACCTCTTGTTGATCTGTTTGCCTTCACCGTTGAAGTCTTTCGGGGCGCTGCTGGACGTAGGCTCTCTTCCGTTGAGTGCCATGATCTCTGCTGTAAAATTGCACAGATCGTCGTCGTTGGAGGAGTACGGAGAAGTGCTCTCATCAGTCTCAGTAACCTCACTGATGATAGACTCCGACGATGCAAGTCAGGCCAGTGGTGGGTTGACAATCCACAGCGAGGACTAGCCAACAATAGTGCGTGTTACACAGAGAAGCCAGACTTTGAGGCGTTTTTAAATGAGTGGAAAAGTTTATACGAGTCCCGTTCAGGAGAGCGAGGTATGTTCTCTAGAGTCGCAAGTCAACGACAGGCTGCAAGAAATGAGCGACGAGATGCTACCTATGATTTTGGAACTAATCCATGCAGTGAGATCATCCTCCGACCCTACCAGTTCTGTAATCTTTCGGAAGTTGTTGTCCGGCAAACCGATAGTCTC